ATTTTTAGCTGGTAGAACTTCATTCTCAGGAACAATCGAAATGCACTTTGATGAAACTGATGCACAGCAAGAAACTTTAACTGCTGGTTCTTCTATCTCTTTTGTTTTATTGCCTGAGGGTAATACTACTGGAGATGCAAGTTACACAGGTACAGGTATTATTACTGGTATGAGTATCAACAACTCAATGGACGCAATCGTTTCAAGAAGTGTAACATTTCAAGGAACTGGTGCTTTAACTGTAGGAACTGTAGCATAATAATTTATGTCAGTTATAGATATTGCTAAATCTCATTTTGAGAATTTAGGTATTCAATCTATTGAAGTACCTGAATGGAAAGATGAGCATGGAAATGCAACAGTTATTTATTGGAATCCTATAAATCTTTCGGAAAAAAACATTTTATTTAAGAAATCTAATAATCTAAATGATGTCAGCATTCTTGCTGATATTGTTGTGATGAAAGCACTTGATAAAGATGGAAAAAAAATCTTTAAGCCAGAAGATAAAATTACTTTAATGTATAAAGTTGATTCAGATGTTTTATCAAGAATTTCTACAGCTATGGTTCAAACTATCAATCCTGAAGAAGTAAAAAAAAACTAAAAAATTCTGTTGAATTAAAAAATTTACTTATCGTAGCCGATAGGTTAAAAATAACTTTATCTGAACTTTTAAAAATGGAAGTTTGGGAGTATAATCATTGGCTAGGATTTATGTTATTAGAACAAGAAGAACATGAATCTGAAATGAGGAAAGCAAAGCATAAATAATGGCAAATTTAAAAATTAATATATTAGCACAAGATAAAACCAAAGGTGCTTTAAAATCAGTTAAAAGTGGATTAGCTTCAATTAAAAATGCAGTATTTAGTTTAAAAGGTGCTTTTGTTGGTTTAGGTACTGGTATTGCTTTAAGATCAATTTCTAATGTAGCTTCTAATTTTGAAGATTTAAGAGATTCATTAGCATCAGTTACTGGTGGAGTTAAACAAGGTGCAGAAGCATTTGATTTTATAACTGACTTTGCTTTACGATCTCAATTTAGTGTAGAAAATTTAACAACATCTTTTATTACATTAAAAGCATCAGGTATTGAACCAACAGAAAAACTTTTAAGAGTTTTTACTGATACGGCAGCCGTTACAACAGATCAGTTAGGAACTTTAGATGCTTTAACAAGAGTATTCTCTCGTGGTGTTCAAGGTGGATTAGGTTTAGAAGAACTTAATCAAATTGCTGATCGTGGTGTACCTATATTTAAAATATTAGAAGAACAATTAGGAATTACTAGATTGGAAATTTCTAAATTTGGTCAAACAACAGAGGGTGCTAGAAAAATATTAAATGCTTTAGAAAAAGGTTTAGGAACAGCATTTACTGGTGCTACACAACAAAAATTAGATAACTTATCTACATCATCTTCTAATTTAGGAATTGCGTTTAGAAAAAGTTTAGATGATATTGGTAAAGCTGGTTTTAGTGGTGCATTAACAGAATTAAATAATACACTTGCGAAAACATTAGAAGCATTAGACCCTGTAATTAGAGCATTAGGAGAGGCATTAGCATTTACAATTAGAAAAGTTACTGGTCTTTTAGAAACTTTAAATGAGGCTATAAATATTTCTTATAAATTATATAAAGATTTAAGATCATTATTAGGAATACCAATAATAGCAGAAATCACTATTAAAAAAACTGGCTTACCTAATATTCATGCTGGAATGAAAATTCCTGAAACTATATCAGATATAGATAAAATAAAAGAAGCACTAGGAACAGAAGTTAATAAAAGAGTAGAAATGTTAGAAGATGGATTTAAAAGAATCCATGAAACTATAGCAAAAGGTATTGTTGGTGGTGTGCAACAAATGTCAAAAGGATTAGCAGAAACTTTAGTATTAGGAAAAAGTTTTGCTGAAACATTAAGACAAATTGCACAAAATGTTTTAATTAATATTATTGCTAAACAAATAGAATATATTGCATTACTTGGAATACAAAAAATATTTGGACAAGATGATATACAAAAGAATTCAGAAAAAGATAATTTAATTAGAAAACAAAATACTAATCTAAAAAGACAAATTGCTTTACAAATGACACTTAATGCTATTGGTGGTGGTAGTGGTGGTGGAAGTAGCCCACTTAAATTTTTTGCTAATGGTGGTGCAGTATCTAAAGGAGAACCAGTTGTTGTTGGCGAAAAAGGTGCTGAATTATTTATTCCAAACCAATCTGGTCAAATAACTCAATCTGCTAGAGGCACAGGTGGTGGACAAACTACAGTTAATTTTAATATCAACACAGTAGACGCATCTGGCTTTGAAGAATTATTAGTTAGATCAAGAGGAACTATAACTCAATTAATTAATAATGCAGTTAATGAAAGAGGGAGTGCAAATATAATCTAATGGCTGGTGCATTTCCAATATCTTCTGCTCAATTAACAAGTTTAGGAATTAAATCAATTCAAAATACTATTATCTCTAAAACTGTATCTGGTAAGAAACTTGCTAGACAAATAGATGGCCAAAGATGGGGATTTACAGCTAGAATAATTACAGCAAAAAGAAGTGATGTTTATGGCGAACTTATGGCATTTATAGTTAAACAAAGATCAGGCAAAGAAAATTTTACAATTATCCCACCAGAAGTCGAAGATGCTAGAGGTACAGCTAGTGGAACACCTAATGGTACTTCATCTGCTGGTGCTACATCAATTACTTTAGGTGGCACAGGAACAGGCACATTAAAAGCTGGAGATTTTATTAAATTTGCTAATCACGATAAAGTTTATATGGTCGTTGCAGATCAATCAGATATTTCAACAGGCTCACTTACTATTGAGCCACCTTTAACTACAGCAGTTTCTTCATCAGATATACAATATGATAATATTCCATTTACTGTACATTTGACTAACGATATTCAAGAATTTGGAGTTGTTGGTGCAGATAAAGATGGTAATGCTTTATATCAATTTGAATTTGATGTAGAAGAATCTCTTTAATGAAAAAATATAAAATAACGCATAAAATAAGTGCTGATTTTATTGCTGAAGCTATTGTTAATGAAGATGAAATAGATACTTCAATTAATGATCTAAAGGAATATAAGAAACCTAATAGCAAATTTGAATATACTATGTTAAAAGGAACAGAAAGTGTAACTCAAACTAACTACGAATTATATGACGAGAAGCCTAACAACAGCAGTAAAGAACGAGATAGCAACAAATGATATTAGACCAATACATCTTATCACTATTGGGTTCAGCACTCCTATTAATATTACTGATTGTTCCTTTTCGCTAACATCATCAGTTTCAGGTTCATCAGTAACTTATTTAGCATCAGATCATTTAATAGGTATTTCTGATTTCTCTGAACAAATAGATGTAACTAAATCTAGTATTAAATTAAGTTTATCTGGTGCAGAACAAACTTATATATCAGCAGTATTAAACGAAAATGTAATAAATGATGAAGTTACTATTTATAGAGGTTTATTAGCAGATGATAATACAATAGTTGATGACCCTTTTTTGCTTTATAAAGGAAATATTGAAAGTTTTGAAATAAACGAACAACCTAAAACAAGTTCATTAACATTATCTATAGTATCTCATTGGGCTGACTTTAATAAAAAGAATGGCCGTAAAACAAATAACACATCACAGCAAAGATTCTTTAGCACAGATGTTGGTATGGATTTTGCATCTCAAACAGTACAAGATATTAAATGGGGTAGAGAATAATGCAAGATATTATTTCACTATATAGAAAATATCCTAAATATAATCATTTACATGATCTTGATTTACAACATTATTTAAAACCAAGTTTTTATCTAAATCAATATAAAAGACATTATCATAATAAAGAATTAATTGGATTTACTAATTGGGCTTATCTATCTGATTATGCTTATAATAATTTTAAACAAACTGCTAAAATAAAATATACTGAATGGAATTCAGGAAATAATTTAGTATTTGTAGAATTTATTGCTATCAAAAATGTTAGAAAAATTTTTAAGTGGTGTATTAATATGGCTAATAAATTTAAAGGAATTAAAGATTATTTTACTTGGTTAAGAGTAGAAGATGATAAAATAAAAAGAATTATAATTAAGGATATATAATGGGTGGTGTAGTTAGTTCAGTTGTAGATGCTGGTAAGAAATTTGTAGGTACTGCCATAAGTGTTATTACAGGTGCAAACCCTATTGTATCTTTAGGTGTTTCATTATTCTTAGCTTGGGTATTAAGACCAAAAGTTCCTGAAATACAAGATTTTGGAACTAATCAATTTGATGACTTTGAAAGAGGATTATTAATTAACAAACAATCTAATGATGCAAACATTCCTGTAATTTATGGAGAAAGACTTACTGGTGGAACTAGAGTATTCATGGAAACATCAGGAACAGATAATACCTATTTATATATGGCAATAGTTATGGCAGAGGGAGAAATAAACGATATAACAGAAATAAGAGTAGATGATAAAGTTGTTACATTTGCTAGTAGCTTATCAGATGGTACAGCAGTTGAAGTAGATAGTGGAGATTCTAATTTTTATAAAGCTGACCCAACAGTAGAGGGTTCAAGTGCAGAAAGTTTAATTAGATTAGAGCCTCATTATGGAACTGATGGTCAATCAGCATCTACATTATTATCAACATTATCTAGTTGGGGAAGTAATCACAAATTATCTGGTCTTTGTTATTTAGCTGTTAGATTCAAATGGAACTCTGACGCATTTACAGGTATTCCAAAAGTACAAGCTAAAATACAAGGTAAAAAAGTTAAAACTTATAATGCAAGTCTAGTAGAACAATCTGCTAGTTATCAAACTAATCCAGCTTGGTGTTTATTGGATTATTTAACAGATACAAGATATGGAAAAGGTTTAGCAACTTCAGAAATAGATTTACAAAGTTTTTATGATGCGTCTTTAGTTTGCGAAACACAAGTAACTCCATATTCAGGTGGAAGTGATATTAATATATTTGATTGTAATACAGCATTAGATACATCAAGACCAATTATAGAAAATGTTAGAGAATTTTTAAAAGGCTGTCGAGGTTATTTACCTTATAATGCTGGTAAATATAATTTAGTTGTAGAAACAACAGGAACAGCATCAATTACATTAACAGAAGATAATATTATAGGTGGCTATTCATTATCAACACCAACAAAAAATGATAGATACAATAGAGTTATAGTTGGATTTGTAAATCCTGATAGAAATTTCCAAGTTGATGAAGTGCAGTTTCCACCAATAGATGATTCAGGATTACCAAGTGCAGATCAACACGCAACAATGAAAACTGCTGATGGTGGATTCTTGCTTGAGGGTAGATTTAATTTCACAACTATAACAAATCAATATCAAGCTGAGGAAATGGCAGAAGTAATACTTAGAAGAAGTAGAGAAGCATTAACTTTAGGAATAAATGTTGATTTTAATGGTTATGATTTATCTATTGGAGAAATAGTAAATATTACACACAGTTCATTAGGATTTTCTTCTAAACCTTTTAGAGTTATTGGAATTACTTTTAATCAAGATTTAACAGTAGGTTTATCATTAGTGGAATACCAAGCAACACACTATAGCTGGGCTTCAAAACAACAAGCAACAGCAGTACCAACAACAAATTTGCCTAACCCATTTACAATTCAGCCACCAGCAAGTGTAACTTTAGATGATACTTTAATTGAATATAATGATGGTACAGTTATTGTTGCATTAGATGTAACTATTGGTGCAAGTACAGATAAATTTATAGATTATTACCAAGTCGAATATAAATTAAGCACAGATTCTAATTTTATTATTTATGCACAAGGTAGTGGTTTAAATCACAGAGTGTTAAATGTAATTGACCAACAAACTTATGATGTAAGAGTTAAAGCAGTAAATACTTTAGGTGTATCATCAACTTATGTATCAGCATCAAGAACTATTATAGGTGCGATTGAACCACCTAGTGATATAGAAGATTTTTCTTGTAATATTGTAGGTCAAGAAGCCCACCTCTCATGGTCACAAATTCCTGATTTAGATTTAGCATATTATCAACTTAGATTTAGTGAGGCAACAGATGGAACAGCAGATTGGCAAAACTCAGTTGCATTAGTAGAAAAAATATCTCGTCCAGCAACTTCAATATCAGTACCAGCTAGACAAGGTTCTTATCTAATCAAAGCAGTAGATAAACTTGGAAATTTTAGTTCCAATGCAACAGCTATTATTTCTAATGTTACAAGTGTACAAAACTTTAATTCTATTGCTACACAATCTGAACACCCTGATTTTTTAGTAACTAATACAAATACAGTAATAGCAGATAATACAATTAGATTAGATTCATCAGAACTTTTTGATTCAGGTTCTGGTTTATTTGATGATGAAAATACTAGATTTTTTGATTCAGGTGTCGCTAATGCTGACTTTTATGCAAATGGTAATTATGAATTTGCAGATGTAATTGATATTGGTGCAAAACATACTGCAAGAATAACAGCATCATTAACACAAACAGCAGATAATCCTGATGACTTATTTGATAATAGAACAGGTTTATTTGATTCCACATCTTCCAACTTTGATGGAGATGTCGGCTCTAACTGTAATGCTCATATAGAAATTGCAACTTCTGATGATAATATTACTTATACAGCTTTTCAAAATTTCGTAATAGGAAACTATACAGCTAGATATTTCAAGTTTAGAGTATTTTTAATTTCAAGAGATTTAGCATCTACTCCTGTAGTTTCACAAGTAACAGTTTCTATAGATATGGAAGATAGAATATTTAGTGGAAATGATATTACTTCTGGTGCTGGAACTTACACAGTAACATTTACAAACCCATATAAATCTGTTAATTATGCCACAGGTATTACAATGGAAAATGGAAATACTGGAGACTATTTTACTGTTTCAAATAAAACAATAAATGGATTTGATGTTTCAT